CAGTCATTTCAAATGGGGGTTATACCAAAAGAGTTGCTGAGACAATCGCAAGAAGAACATCTGCAACAACTGTAGCAACATCATTTGAACCTCTTGTAAGTATTCGTCTTGCTCCTGGTAGAGATGATGCGGTGATACTTCCTCATCAGTTTGCTGCTCTACCAACAAGCACAGATGGTGACTTTTTTGAAATTGCGATTATTAGAAATGCAACTCTAACTGGTGCTGCATGGACTTCAACATATTCAACAAATACACAAGCAGATTATACTGCAACGGCACTAACTGGTGGTGAAATTATTAGAGTCGCATATATTCAGGGTGCAGACACTGGTTTTTTTGGTGGATCTGCGGCACAAACAATTGCAACTGATCAGGAATACAACTGGGATTTACAACTTGGAAGAACACAAGCAAAGGTGAGTGATATTTACACTCTTGCAGCAAGAGTATTAACTGGAAGTGGAGATATTATTGGTGCGATTGGTTTTTATGATTTAACTTAATAAATCATAAATAAAGGATAAAACTTTTTACCATATCAATGCAAATAACAAAACCTCTTTCTATAGAATCTGACTTAGCAACTTCTTCTGGTTCGGGAACAAGTATATCGTCTGCAACCTGTGTGAGATTATATAATGGAGCTGGTGCAGCAACTACAATTGCAATTTCTGCTGCAGTTGGGGCAAGCGCATCTTATACATTTACATTAGCATCTGGATCTGTTGAATTTGTACAAAAGTTACCTACTGATATTATTTGGGCATCAGCAGCATCTATAAAAGCAACAAAAGTTGGATTTACAAATTGAGTTTAAAGTAAATGGCAGTTGATCATTATCTTGGCAATCCACTATTAAAAAAAGCAAATACTGCTGTTCAGTTTACTCAAGAGCAGGTAATTGAATTTGCAAAGTGTATAGATGATCCTGTCTATTTTGCAAAAAATTACATCACAATTGTAACTTTGGATCATGGTTTACAGCCATTTAAACCATATAAATTCCAAGAAACAATGTTGGAAAGATTTCATCATGAAAGATTTAATGTTTGTAAACTACCAAGACAGTCTGGAAAGTCAACAATCGTTGTTTCATATCTTTTGCATTATGCAATTTTTAATGACAATGTAAATATTGCAATTCTTGCAAACAAAGCATCAACTGCAAAAGATTTATTAGATAGACTTCAAACTGCTTATGAAAACTTACCTAAGTGGTTGCAACAAGGTGTTTTAACTTGGAATAAGGCGTCTCTAGAATTAGAAAATGGATCAAAAATCATTGCAGCATCAACTTCTGCATCTGCAGTTCGTGGGGGTTCTTATAACATTATATTTTTAGACGAATTTGCGTTTATTCCTAATCATATTGCAGATCAGTTTTTTAGTTCAGTATATCCAACAATTTCTTCTGGTAAAAATACAAAAGTTATAATTGTTTCTACCCCTCATGGGATGAATCATTTTTACAAAATTTGGCATGATGCTGAAAGAGGTAAAAATGAATATATTCCGACAGAGGTACACTGGTCGGAAGTTCCAGGAAGAGATGATGAGTGGAAAAAACAAACTATTGCAAATACTTCTGAGCAACAGTTTAGAGTTGAATTTGAATGTGAATTTCTTGGATCAGTAGATACTTTAATTAATCCAAGTAAATTAAGAACTTTGGTTTATGAAAAACCCAGAATATCCAATCAAGGATTAGATATATTTGAAGAGTCTAAAGATGAACATGCTTATATTATAACTGTTGATGTTGCAAGAGGAGTTGGTAATGACTATTCCGCATTCACTATTATTGATATTACAGAGTTTCCTCATAGATTGGTTGCAAAGTATAGAAATAATGAAATTAAACCTATGCTATTTCCAAGCATAGTTCATGAAGTGGCAAAAAATTATAATGAGGCATATGTTTTATGTGAGGTTAATGATATTGGTGATCAGGTTGCTTCAATCTTAAATTATGACCTCGAATATAATAATCTTCTTATGTGCTCTATGAGAGGAAGAGCTGGTCAAATCGTTGGTCAAGGTTTTTCTGGTAAAAAAACACAGCTTGGTGTGAAGATGTCCAAAACTGTAAAAAAAGTTGGATGTCTCAATTTAAAGACAATGGTAGAGGAAGATAAATTAATTTTTAAAGATTATGAAATTATTAGTGAACTAACAACATTTATTCAAAAATCAAATTCTTTTGAAGCAGAAGATGGATGTAATGACGATTTAGCTATGTGTTTGGTCATATATGCATGGTTAGTTCAACAAGACTATTTTAAAGAATTAACAGATCAAGATGTTCGTAAAAGATTATATGAAGAAAAAAGAAATCAGATAGAGCAAGATATGTCCCCGTTTGGATTTATTGTAGATGGAAGAGACTCAAACAGTTTTGTGGATAATGATGGTGATAGATGGTTTACTGATGAATATGGTGATATGTCATACATGTGGGAATATCATTAAAAACAATATTTACATAAATACTTTGTAGAGCAAAACTGAGACTTTTAGGAGAAAAAAATGGCGACTCCTCAATTATCTCCTGGTATTATAACTAGAGAAGTTGACCTAACTGTAGGAAGAGCTGAGAACGTACTGGACAATATCGGAGGTATTGCAGGACCTTTTGAAATTGGTCCTGTAAATGAACCAGTTACGGTTTCTACAGAGCAAGAATTAATTGATAATTTCGGAAGACCAAAAACTGAAGATAACCATTACGAATACTGGATGACAGGTTCATCCTACCTTTCATATGGTGGAGTCCTTAAAGTTGTTAGAACTGATGGAGATAATCTCTCAAACTCCAATGTTGGAGTAGGAACTTCTAGTCAATCTGGTTTAAAAATTAAAAATTTTGATGATTATAACAGCAATTATGCAAATTCTGCTGCTGGATATTACTACGCAGCAAAAAATCCAGGAACTTGGTCAAATAATTTAAAAGTTTGCTTTATCGATGATTTGGGGGATCAAATTATTGGTATTGGAACAACTACTCTTTTACCTCTTGGTGTTCAAGTTGGTTATGGGGTAACAGTAGATATTAGTGGTCAGGTGATACCAGGGGCAGGTACAACTGAAGTTTTTAATGGATATCTTAAAGGAATTGTAACACAGGCAATTGAAGGTCTTGAAACTGGGTTGAGTGCAATAGTTGTTAAAATACACTCAAGAGTTTCTACTGGAGGAACTCAACCAGGAAGACACGACAGAACTAAGTATAGTGAAAATAGTGAGTTTAGTTCATTCCAGACTGGACAAAGAATCAATATTATTGATAATAACGGTATAGTTGTCTCCCCTCAGGATTCGATTAATGCTGTTGGTATTACCAGTTCCACAGCAATTAATGGACAACAAGATCAAATTTATATTGGAGTTGGTGGAACAACTAGTGGAATTGGTGGAGGAGCAACTTTTACTATTACAAGAAACAGTAGTGATGGTGACGTTGCTTCAGTAAGTGTTGTAAATGCTGGTGTTGGATACACTGTAGGAGATACAGTATCTATTGCTGGAACAGATGTTGGTGGATTTAATCTCTCCCAAGGAGTTATTAATAATATTGGACTTACAACTTCTTCAACAGTTGCCCCAGCTGCAAACTCAACTTATATTGGTGTTGTTGGTGTAAGCACTGTAGGTAGTGGAGTTTCATTTAATGTATACAGAGATGGTGCTGGTGGAATTGGAACAGTTACCATGACAAACCCTGGTCTTGGTTATACGGCAAGCACTGTTGTAACCATTCCTGGTTCTTCAATTGGTGGTATTGACACTACTGATGATGCAATTCTTACTGTACAAACTCTAAGAAATGACGAAGTAATTTTAACAATTACTGAAAGTAGTTCAAGAATATTAATTGATGGTGTAGATGATTGGTATAATTCACAAACACTTGGTCTTTCAAATTCGGTTGTTTACTGGAGAAATATTGCACCTAAACCAGGAACCTCCAGTTATGTCGAAGAGAGAGGTGGTGAAAATGATGAAATGCATGTTGTTGTTGTAGATGACGATGGGGAATTAACTGGTGTTAAGGGCAATATTCTTGAGAGACACTTGTTTATGTCCAAAGCGACAGATACAGTTTCTCAAGTAAATTCTCCACAAAAAATGTGGTATAAGAATTACCTTGCAAACTTCTCAAATTACATTTATGCTGGAGCTAACCAGGGATCTACTAATGACAATTTTCATTTTACATTCCCAACTGCAACAACATTTATCCCAACAGTAACTCCAACTCCTTATTCTTTTGCAGATCCATCAACATCATTTGTAACTCCAGATTTAAGTAGTCTTTTGTGGGATAGAGAAGCTAAAGATGCGGAATTTAGTTCGGTAGGTTCAGTTACATATAATTTAGAAAATGGAACTGATTATACTCCACAGGAAACTTTAAAAACAACCTTAGGAGATTTAGTTACTGCATATGAATTATTCAACAATAAAGAAGAAGTTGCAGTAGATTATCTGCTAATGGGACCTGGATTAGATTCATTATCAGACAGTCAAGCAAAAGCAAATCAACTCATTTCAATTGCTGATGGAAGAAAAGATTGTATTGCTGTTATTTCACCAAATAGATCTTCTGTTGTTGATTTAACAAATACAACTACTCAGACACAAAATATTATTGAATTTTTTGGACCACTATTATCTTCATCTTATGCAGTGTTTGAAAGTGGATATAAGTACACCTATGATAGATTTAATAACTTCTTTAGATACGTTCCATGTAATGGTGATGTTGCTGGATTGATGGCAAGAACAAATCTAACTTCTTATCCATGGTTCTCTCCAGCAGGACAGCAAAGAGGTGTAATTAAAAATGCTATTAAACTTGCATATAATCCAAATAAAACCCAAAGAGATCTTTTATACTCTTCAAGAATTAACTCAATTGTTAATCAACCAGGAGCGGGATTAATTTTATTTGGTGATAGAACAGCATTAGCATTTGCTTCTGCATTCGATAGAATCAATGTTAGAAGATTGTTCCTTACAGTTGAACAAGCACTTGAGAGAGCTGCTGGAGCACAACTCTTTGAATTTAATGATCAAATTACAAGAGCGAATTTTGTTAATATTGTTGAACCATATTTACGCGATATTCAATCAAAACGCGGAATTTATGATTATCTTGTAATTTGCGACGAAACTAACAACACCCCAGACGTTATTGATAATAACGAATTTAGAGCAGACATCTTCTTGAAGCCTGCCAAGTCAATTAATTACATTACTCTCACATTTGTTGCGACTAGAACTGGGGTCAGTTTTGAAGAAGTCGCTGGTAGAGTTTAATCTACTAGATGATTAAATAGAACAGGAGGACTCAAACCAATGGCAAGAGCAATCAGAACTATCACCGACTTCAAATCAAAACTTCAAGGCGGTGCAGCAAGACCAAACTTATTTGAAGTTAGTATACCATCTTTCCCAGGATCTATATCTGGGTGGGATGATGAAACATTCAATTTCCTTTGCAAATCTGCAGCATTACCAGCATCAAATGTTGCTTCTGTTGATGTACCATTTAGAGGAAGAATTCTGAAAGTTGCTGGAGACAGAACTTTTGATACTTGGACAGTAACTGTTATTAATGATGAAGACTTTAAGTTAAGAACATCTTTTGAACAGTGGATGAATCAAATTAGTAAGCTTGATAATGCAACTGGTGCAACAAATCCAAATTCCTACATGGTTGATGCTTATGTTCATCAACTTGGAAGAGGTGAGACAAGATTCTCAACTTCAAATACTTCATCTACTACAAACAATCCTTTAAGAACTTATAAGTTCTACGATATATTCCCAACAAATGTATCTCAGATTGATCTTTCATATGATACTTCAGATACAATTGAAGAATATACAGTAGACTTCCAAGTTCAGTGGTGGCAAGCTCAAGGAGATGACCAGACAGGCACTGCTATTGTATAATAAATAGTAGCAATTAAGAGTTAACGCATCATAATGACTAAATTATTTGGTTTTTCCATAGAGGATAGCGAAAAAAAATCTCCTGGTATTGTTTCCCCCGTACCTCAAAATAATGAGGACGGGGTTGACCACTATTTAACCAGTGGTTTTTTTGGATCTTATGTAGATATTGAAGGTGTATATAGATCTGAATATGATCTAATTAAAAGATATAGAGAGATGGCATTGCATCCAGAAGTAGATGGTGCTATTGAAGATGTTGTAAATGAAGCCATTGTTAGTGATACTAATGATAGTCCAGTAGAAATTGAACTATCAAATTTAAATGCAAGCGATTCTTTAAAGAAAAAAATAAGAGAAGAATTTAAGTATATTTTAGAACTTCTTGACTTTCAAAAAAAGAGTCATGAAATTTATAGAAATTGGTATGTGGATGGTAGACTTTATTACCATAAAGTTATTGATTTAAAAAATCCAAGTGATGGTATTCAAGAGCTTAGATACATTGATGCATTAAAAATGCGTTATGTAAGACAAGCAAAGAAAAATAAAAAAGATAATCAAAGAATATCTCAACTTGGGGAAAAAGATCCAATGGATTCTGGATTTCCAGAAATTCAAGAGTATTTTATATACAATCAAGCAAAAAATCAAACTGGTTTAATCAATAGAGGTTCTAGTCAAGCTTCTCAAGGAATAAAGTTCTCAAGTGATTCAATTGCATATTGCACATCTGGTCTCGTAGATCGCAATAAAAATCTTACCCTATCATATCTTCACAAAGCAATAAAGTCGCTCAATCAACTTCGTATGATTGAAGATAGTCTTGTTATCTATAGATTGTCTCGTGCCCCAGAACGTAGAATTTTTTATATTGATGTAGGCAACCTTCCAAAAATGAAAGCAGAACAATATCTTCGTGATGTTATGATGCGTTATCGTAATAAACTCGTATATGATTCATCTACAGGAGAGATCCGTGATGACAAAAAGCATATGTCAATGCTGGAAGATTTTTGGATCCCTCGCCGTGAAGGTGGTAGGGGAACTGAAATTTCTACACTTCCTGGTGGACAAAACTTAGGAGAGTTATCCGATATTAAATATTTCCAAGAGAAACTTTATCGCTCTTTAAATGTTCCTTCTTCAAGAATTGGTGGACAAGAGGGTTTTAATCTAGGAAGATCTTCAGAAATTTTAAGAGATGAATTAAAATTCACAAAATTTGTTGGAAGACTCAGAAAAAGATTTTCTAATATGTTTAGTGATATTTTAAGAACTCAACTTATTCTTAAAAATATTGTTACTCCAGAAGATTGGAGTGAAATGGAAGAACATATTCAGTATGATTTTCTTTATGATAATCATTTCTCCGAACTTAAAGATGCAGAATTAATGACAGAGAGACTTAATATTGCTGCAACAGCAGAACCATATATTGGCAAGTATTATTCTCAAGATTACGTGAGAAGAAAAATTCTTAGACAATCTGACGAAGAAATTATTGAGCAGGATAAGTTAATTAAAAAAGAAATTGAAACTGGAGTTATTCCAGATCCAAATGCACCAATTGACCCTGCAACTGGTCAACCTATGGAAGAACCCCCTGCAGGACAGGATGCAATAAATGGAGACTCTGGAGAAGTACCTATTGACCCTGAAGCTCCAAAAGTTTAAAGGTATTTTTTAATAATCCCTTTCTTCTTAAAATGAATATTTCGTGAGGATTATTTTTATTAAATGATTTAAATTCATTATCTACAACATAATTATAATTACCAAAATCCCAAGTTTCTATATCATAATCAAATTCAATATTAATAGGATATTCTTGCTCTTCATCAAAGATAAAATTTCTTTGAAGGGTAAGAATTTTTTTATCAACTGGGAATAATTTTTTTATTGCTTCTTCAACACTATCAAAAATAACACGTTTATTGTTGAACATAAAGGCAAAACTTCCCGCATGTAAAGTATGCCCTCTTTTTTCTTTATCTAAAATTTTACCAGTTTTCATATAATGTTTTACTGAGTTAAAAATTTCTCGATAATGTTTACCTACAATACCTTGATCATTTTTAATATATTCAAATAAATTGTCGTAAAAAATTCTATATGATGATTTAATTACATTGTGATAGTATTTTGCCAGTATTTGACTATAACCAGCAATATGAAATTGTACTATCATCCAACCATACATATAAGCTTCAATAAGTTCATCATTGCTCATTGTATTTGTTTCTGATATTAATTCTATAACTTCTTTAATGTCATATTCGTCATTACTGAATGACATATAATCTTCTGCTTTAATAGTTTTAATACCAAAGATTTCTCTAGAAGTTGCACTGTTCAATTCGGTATCACCAAACATTTGACAGAACCAAACATCGATTGATTCATGTTGTCCACATTCAAGAATTTTGGAAAATCCCTCTTTCCAGCTATCTAAGGTCTCATCTGGAAGACCAAGAATAAGTTCGGTATATGTTTTTACTCCATATTTTTTACTTTTCTCAATCTGCTCTGATATTTTATTGATGCTCATATTCTTACGCTTAATTGACTTAAGCGTTGGTTCATTCATAGTTTGAACACTTAATGTTACACCGCGACTAATATCTCCAAGAATTTGTGCGATCTCAAAAATAACTTCGGTAGAATTCTTTGAATACTGGACATTGATTGCTTCAAGTTTTCCCTCATCTGCCGCTTTTCTAAACAACTTTGCAATTTCAATATCACGTTCTTTAAACATACCAAAGTTTGCATCGGCATTAAAAATAAAACCAACATTGTGCTTTGCTGCCCAATCAATATCCTCTTTGACTCGTGTTATATCAAAATGTTTTACTTTTTGATATGTCATTCCACCCCAATCACAATAAGTGCATCTATGGGGACACCCACGATTTGTTTCTATAGTCATTGACCAAAGAACATTAGGATTATCTGCGACTATTTTATTGAACACTCCTAATTGATATGGACTTTGAAAATCTAAATCTTCTATTCTCTCCTTTTTATAGATTCTCTCATAAGGTTCATGCATTATTACCTTTCTAAGAAGATCTAAAAATGATTGCTCACCTTCAGAGATGATAATACAATCAATAAAATCATACTTTGCAAGTTTCTCGGTTGCTTGAGGTCCTCCAAATTCTATAACACAGTTTGGATACTTCTCTTTTATCAACTTGGCAACATGTAAATTGTATTGCTCATTCCAAATGTAAGTACTAAATGCACAAACTACTGGGTCCTCTAATCTAGCAACGAGTTCTTCTGGGTTCTCTCTTTTAAAAATAAAATCTTTTAAGTGATATCCACTAGTAACATCACCATATTGCAAACAATATGCCCAGAGACAACCAACACTATAAGGTAACCAATACGTGTCTTCCTTTCTGACTTCTACCGCATACTGCGGTTGGAACATGTATAAGTTTCTCATAGTGCTGTGATTTTATTTTTTAAAAGATTCTTTCTTTTTAAAACCCATATATCGTCTCTTTCTTCTTCCATTCTAGCATTATCTACCAAATATTCTCCAACATGTTGAGGGTAGTCTATATTTGGATTATATATGTAACTTCTTTGTAGTTCCATAATATCGTCTGGAATAAACATTCCACAACAATTCCTAATATAGTTGATGACTACTTCTTTATGAGACCAGAAGAATTCAAAGTCAGTTCCCATACTCAATTCAAGAGTATGCCCAGTATCTTTATCGGACAAAATTTTTCCATTCTTCAAATAGCTAGATACTCGTTCTTTTAACTCTCTAAAGTGTTTTCCAAGAGAACTATAATCTTTACCCAATGTATCAAATACATTATCATAAAATTTACGATAACTAACTCCAAACTCTTTATTCAAATAGTCTGAGATTATTTCAGAGTATCCGTTGATGTGTAATTGTATAATCATCCACGAGTAGAGATATGCCTCTATCATTTCATCTGTAGTCATTGAATTTGTTTTATTGATAATTTCAACAATTTCTTTTATATTATCTTCTTTATTTGTGAATGACACATAGTCCTCAGCATTAACAACCTTAATACCATACTTATCTCTATTAGAATTTAACTCAGTATTGCCAAATACTTGACAAAACCAAACATCAATACTGTCTTGTCCACAATCAAGAAGTTGACATATACCATCCTTCCAGGATTCCAAAGTTTCCTCAGGTAAACCCAAAATTAATTCTGTATATACATTTAAGTTACGTTCTCTTGCTTTCTTTACAAACTCAGCATTCTTTTTATTGTTTTGCCTTTTGATTGCGCGAAGAGTAGGTCCATTCATGGATTGAACGCTCATACTCACGCCACGTCTATCATATGGACCAAGTGCCTCACTAATATCAAAAACAACATCTGTTGCATTTTTTGTATACTGAACAGTCAAGTCATCAATGATTGCGTCTGGGTGATCTGCTGCTTTTCTCAACATCTTTGCTATTTTAAGATCTCTCTCCGCAAATATTCCAAAGTTTGCATCTGCCAGCATTAAAAATCCAACTCGGTGTGTAGACATCCAATTGATATCTCTTTCAACTTGGTCAAGATCAAACTTCTTAATATTATTCATCCAAGTTCCCCAATCACAAAAAGTGCAGTGATGGGGGCAACCTCTAGTAGTCTCAACCAAAGCTGCCCAATTATATTCTGAATATTGATTTACGATATCGTCGAAGATTCCCGATTCATATGGACTGGCATAACTCAAGTTCTTTAATTGAAGTCGCTCGTAAACTGGAGGTATTGGATATCCGTTTTTTATTCTATTGAGCAAGTTGACAAATGCCTGCTCACCTTCTCCAAGCAAAACAGTATCTACATATTCTCTATCTACTAAACCTCTTGTTGCTTGTGGTCCACCAAATTCAATAATACATTTTGGATATCTTTTTTTAATTTCTTCTGCAAGAATTAAATTATACTGTTCGTTCCAAATATATGTACTAAAAGCGCAAACATCAGGATCTTTTATTCTATCGAGGACTTTATTAACGCTCTCTCTTTTAAATACGATCTCTCCTAGTTCACATTCTGGTATTTGTTGTTTTGCATAACTCCATAGACAACCAGCAGCATATGGTAACCAATAATTCTTTGTTCCTTTAATTGTAATCTCGTGTTGAGGTTGGAATAAGTACACCTTCATATTTTTCCATTGCTAAATCGTAAAAATATTTATTGTCCCATTTACTAATATCTCTTTCCATAAGAATATCATTATTTTTACCATAAGTAAATAATTCATCTAAGGAAAAATTATTTCTGTCATTCTTCCACCACTCATAGTATGCTTCATAGCATTTTACAAAACTAATTTTTGGATGCCATGAAAATTTTCCAAGGGGACCTTCATGACTAAGACCAGGCAGATATGGATTAATTGGTATTAATGGTATTGAATAACTTTTTCCAGATTGGTTTATATAATAATCAGGACTACCTGAAGTACAAGCATAACTCATTCCATCATGTATTCCAGATTCCCTATCAATGTAAATTGAATTCGCAATATTATAATCAAACTTATACTTTTTATTTGGATAATGTAAGGTTAAAAGTTTTTCAATATATTCTCTTTTGAGCAATGATGCTCCCAAGGAATATTCTGATTTAGTTGGATGTAAATAAAATGAAATTTTATCTGGACACTCAAATCCCAATTGAACACAGTCCCAATCATAGGGAAGTCTTTCTAATAAATTTTCCCAAGTAAAATTCCAATATTTAATTAAAGATAAATCATAATCATCTTCCATTAAGATTAAATATTCATCTTTTGTTGAATTAATCCAATTATAAAAAAAGTCTATTAAATCTGATCCATACACATTTATATAATGTGATGTATTTGGTTGATAATTTCCTATTAAATTGTCAACATATTTTTTGGGAAGACTGTTATCTTTTGGAAAAGATTTCATTTCAATTCTGGTATATTTTAAACCCCAATTTTTAAATTGAGATTCCATATATAATTTTCTGTCTACTTTTCGATCCACATTTGTATAGTAAATATGCGGAAAGTTTTTCATAATAAAAAATCTTTTTTTGTATTTATTCTAAATAAGTTAGTAGCACTTAATGTTAACAATGGACGAACTTTTAGACATGATCATTGGTGATGAATCACCTTCATCAATTTCAGATAAAATTAAAGACATTATTTATAGCAAATCTGCCAGTAGAATAGAAAATATTAGACCTTCAGTATCAAACTCGATGTTTGATCACAAAGAAGAAGAATATGATAATTCCGAAGATTGATAAAAAATAAATAGATAAATAAAGGTTCAATTCTAAAATGAAACTTATCAGAGAAGAGATAGAGCAAGTCGAAGTCTTAACAGAAACTGTTAATGGCAAGAAAAATCTTTATATCAAAGGTATTTTTTTACAAAGTGAATGTGTGAATCGTAATGGTCGTTTATACCCATTCTCTATTATGGAGAGAGAGGTAAAAAGATATGTAAAGGAATATGTTGATAGAGGAAGAGCTCTAGGTGAGTTGGGTCATCCAGATGGTCCTACAGTTAATCTTGATAGAGTTTCTCACAAAATTGTAGGTCTTCAATGCGAAGGTAAAAACTTTGTCGGTAAGGCACAGATTTTACACACACCAATGGGAAAAATTGCCGAAGCTCTTTTGAAGGATGGAGTTTCTTTGGGTGTTTCTTCTAGGGGAATTGGTTCTTTGAGAGAGAATCAAAAAGGATATAAAGAAGTTGGTGAAGACTTTATGCTTGCAACTGCAGCAGATATTGTTGCAGATCCATCTGCACCAGATGCCTTTGTTCAAGGAATTATGGAAGGAAAGGAATGGGTTTGGGAAGGTGGTGTTTTGAGAGAAAGAGTTGCACAACAAACAAAAAATAAAATTAATAACTTAGTTAAAAGTAGAGAACTTGAAGAACATAAATTATCTCTTTTCAATGATTTTTTAAGTTCACTTTAAATCGTAAAAAATCATTTTAATAAATAAATATAGATTAAATAAAAGGTTAATCGGAGAGTCCAAATGTCTATTGACAACAATTTACACGAAATGGAAGCAGGCACAAAGCAATCCAAGACCGCTGTTAATGCTGGTGCAAAGGCAGGGGATCCGATGCAAAAGCTAGCTCCTGGTGCTGTAGCAGGTCAGACTGGTTCTTGGGAAGATCTTGGTGGTCCAACACCAGATAATTATAGACCAGATGATGGTTCTGCAACTCTTAAAACTCCAGGTGCAACTCTTAAGCAAGTTAAAGATGTTGTAAACAAGGGTGCTAAAGCAGCTGATGCTATGAAGAGCATGAAAGAAGAAGAGGAACTTGACTCTGAATCTGAAGAGGTAATTGAAGAAAACGAGGAAGTTACTGACGAGGCAGATGAGTTAGTTGAAGAAGAGACTGACGAAGAAGAAGTTGTCGAAGAAGAAACCGAAGATGAAGAAGGTGAAGATGAAGAAGATGAAGAAGAAGAATTTAATGTAGAAGAAGATGTAAATGCTCTTCTTGATGGTGAAGAACTCTCCGAAGAATTTCAAGAGAAGGCACGTACAATCTTTGAAGCGGCTTTAAGAACTAAAGTCGATGAAATTAAAGAAGCACTTCAATCTCAGTATGAAGAAGCATATGAGCAAAGACTTGCTGAAGAAGTGGTTGAAATTAAAGAATCTTTAGAAGAAAGAGTTGATTCTTATCTTGAATATGTTGCTGAAGAATGGGTTCAAGAGAATCAACTTGCTATTGAGAGTGGACTTAAGTCAGAAATGACTGAAAGTTTCCTCTCAGGAATGAAGGAACTTTTTGAAGCACATTATGTATCAATCCCTGAAGAGAAATATGATGTTCTTGAGAGCATGGTAGAAAAACTTGATGACATGGAGACAAAACTCAACGAGCAAATTGAAAGAAATATTTCCCTTAACAAGCGTCTTGCAGAGTCGGTTGCTGAAGGAATCTTTGACGATGTAGCAGAGGGTTTAGCACTCTCTCAGAAAGAGAAGCTCGCTTCACTTGCCGAAAGTGTTGAGTTTGAAAGTGGCGAAAAATATCGTGAGAAATTGGAGATGCTGAAGGAGTCATACTTCTCGGCACAAAAAGCTCCTAAAGCAAAATCAGAAAGTCTTTCAGAAGAAGTTGATGTAACCGCAGAAGGTTACACCTCAGATTACATGAACCAATATCTGAAGACACTTTCAGCTGTTGCTAAAAAGTGAATTTAATATAATTCAAACCAAAAAAAACACATTAGAAAAGGTAAAAGCAAATGTTCCAATCCGAGCATCTGCAGGAAAAGTGGGCACCACTTCTCGACTATGAGGGTCTAGACACAATTCAAGATTCCCACAGAAGAGCAGTAACCGCTGTCCTGTTAGAAAACCAAGAAAGATTCCTTAGAGAGCAAAGTGCATTCTCTAGTGGAATTCTTATGGAGACCCCAACCAATTCCGCTAACGCAGCAGGAGCACCTGCAGCTGGAACTGGTGGTGGATTCTCTGGAGATGCAGCAGCAGGTGGTCCTGTTGCTGGTTTCGACCCTGTTCTGATTTCTTTAATCAGACGTGCAATGCCAAACTTGGTCGCATATGACCTTGCTGGTGTTCAACCAATGAGTGGTCCTACTGGACTTATCTTCGCAATGCGTTCACGTTACCAGAATCAATCTGGTGAAGAGGCACTGTTTAACGAAGCAGATACCACATTCTCTGGTCAGGATGATGGTCTGAATCTTAATGCATCCTTCACCGATGCTAACGCTGGTATGGGTACTACCACACAGTATGGTACTAACCCAAGCATTCTTAATCCAGTTGGTGTTGGTTCTACCAGCTACAACGTTGGTCAAGGAATGGCAACTGGTGATGCTGAGAACCTCGGTAATGGTTCTGGCAATCAGTTCAATGAGATGGCATTCTCTATTGAGAAAGTCCTCGTTGAAGCAAAGTCAAGAGCACTCAAAGCAGAATACAGCCTTGAGCTTGCACAGGACCTGAAGGCAATTCATGGTCTGAATGCTGAAGCGGAACTCGCAAATATTCTCTCTACAGAGATTCTTGCTGAGATTAACCGTGAAGTTATCAGAACCATCTATAAGGTTGCTGAGCAAGGTGCTGCTGTAAATACTGCTACCGCTGGTGTATTTGACCTTGACATCGACTCTAACGGTCGTTGGTCCGTTGAGAAGTTCAAGGGTCTTCTCTTCCAAATCGAGCGTGATGCTAACGCAATCGCACAAAGAACTCGTAGAGGAAAGGGTAATGTTATCATGTGTTCTGCAGACGTTGCTTCTGCGCTGAGCATGGCTGGTGTACTTGATTACACCCCAGCACTCAATGCAAATCTCAACGTTGATGACACTGGTAACACCTTTGCTGGTGTTCTCCTTGGTAAGTATCGTGTATACATCGATCCTTATGCTGCTAACGTTGCTGCTAATCAGTACTACGTTGTAGGTTATAAGGGTTCTTCACCTTATGACGCTGGTCTCTTCTACTGCCCATATGTACCTCTCCAGATGGTACGTGCAGTTGGTGAGAATACATTCCAACCTAAGATTGGATTTAAGACCCGCTATGGTCTTGTTGCAAATCCATTTGCAGAAGGAACCAATCAGGGTCTTGGAAGACTTCAAGTTAATGCAAACCGCTATTACAGAAGAGTTCAAATCAAGAACCTCATGTGATTTTGGTTTACAACTTAATTCCAGAGACCCGAAAGGGTCTCTTTTTTTATTATAAATATATAAACAATACTTTAAATATATGAGCAATACAGTATTGATCACTTTTGGTTGCAGTTGGACTTTTGGTGAAGGTGCTGGATATGAAGAAGGAATGTCATTGGAGGACTATGAAAAAGTTCAACATGATGAAGCAATTTGTTGGGATAATGGATGGAGAAGAATTGTAGTAGAGCACTATGATATCGAACATATCAATATCTCAGAATCTGGTAGTAGTAATGATAGGCAATTTAGACTAGCTAAACGATTTTTAGTATCTGAAGAGTTTAGAGATTTATATCATCAGAAAAAAAATATTATTGTTCTTTGGGGTATTACTTCAGTGAATCGTTATGATATGTGGGTAAAATCTTTAGGTAAATATAAAAAATTATTTTTACAAAATGTTGCTACTGATATGTTGTTATATGGAGAAGATTCAGATCATTTAGCATATGCCTTAGATAAATTTTCATATTCTGAGTCAGCAAGAGTTAGAGAATTAGAATTAAATTTTTTATATTGGAATCAATATTTTAAACTTTTAGGAATTAAGAATTTTTGGTTTGATACCTTTACATCATTTGATTATAAAGTCAAAATACATAATTTTTTTGATAATGAAAAAAATAAAGATCGAGATTTAGTCAGTGTAATTGCAAATCATCATAAAAAGCAAAAAAATTATAACAACTTTTTGGGTATTGATAATTTCAAATATGCTCTTGATAATAATCTTTTAAATCCATATAGCTTTCATCCCAAAAAAGAAGGATATAAATTGCTTGGTGATTATTTTATAGAAAAACTAAAGGAGTATGTTTAAATCATGTCAACACAAGTAGGTAATGCATTTGATAATCAAATACAAAATAGAAATTTTCTATCTTCTATTGGATTCAAATTTACATTAAATAGAGCACGTAAAGTTTCTTTTTTCTCAAACTCAGCTAATATTCCAGGTTTAACTTTGGGAATTGCAGAGCAACCAACATATTTAAAAAATATCGATATTCCTGGAGATAAGATTATATTTGATGATTTTATTTTAAGATTTATTGTTGATGAAAATTTAGAAAATTATATGCAAATACAGAGATGGATAAGAGGTCTCGGATATCCAGAATCTTTAAATGAAATATATGATTTGCAAACTGAAGATGTATCTCAAATTGGATTTGATGATAAAACTATGAACATATATTCTGATGGTACACTTCAGATTTTAAACAGTAATCAAAACCCACAATTTGAAGTTATTTTTAGAGACATGTTTCCATACTCATTATCAGAATTAACTTTTGATGCAACTAATCCAGATACTGAGTACTTTACGGCAGAAGTAACTTTCAAGTATACTATTTACGAAATATATAATACCAGTGGCAAAAAACTATGATTTTTGATCTTGAACAAATCCAGAAAATGTGGGAAAAAGATTCTCAGATTGACATGGATAATTTACATACAGAATCAATTAACATCCCAGTTTTACATGCTAAATATTTTGAGATTTATAACAATATAGTCCTTTTAAAAAAGAAGAGTCAACAAAATCAAAAAACTATTAGAAAAGAAAGGTACGAATACTTTACAGGAAAAGCAGATCCAGAAGTTTATCAAAATGAACCTTTTTTTAAAAAAGTCAGAGATAAAGAAACTTTACAAAAATACTTAGACTCTGACGAAAAATTATCTCAGATTAATTTAAAAGTAGAGTATTACGATACTATTTTAAACTACTTAGAGAGTATTCTTAAGGTTATTCAAAATAGAACTTACCAAATTAAGAATGCTATAGAGTTCTTAAAATTCCAAGCAGGTTATGGTTGATAATTTCGATATTCTTATACAAAAATCAAACGAAGTATATTTAAAGATACAGTGTGAACCACACATTGAATATGAATTAAGAGACTATTTTAAATTTGAAGTTCCAAATGCAAAATTTATGCCTCAGTATAGGGGTAAGAATTGGAATGGAGAAATACACTTATTTGATATTAGATCAAAGCAACTTTATGTTGGACTTTTAGATAAACTAATATCTTTTTGTGAGACTTATAGTTATCGATATAAATTTGAAGAAAATAAATTTTATGGATTACCTTTTGAAGTAAATGAGGGTATATCCAAAGAAGGTGTCAAAGATTATATGAAATCGATATGTTCATATAATCCTAGAGATTATCAAATTGAAGGAGTATATGATACTTTAAGGCATAATAGAAAATTATTGATAAGTCCCACTGCATCAGGCAAATCACTGATGATTTATTCTCTCGTAAGATACTATGTGGATAAAGGGCAAAAAATTCTTCTAGTTGTTCCAACGACATCTCTTGTAGAACAGATGTACAAGGACTTTCAAGA